CTCTACCACTTTCACAACAGCAGCATCGCCTTTTTCACGAACAACGTCCTTTTGCTTACTCAAATTCGGTACAAAAAGCAACATTAAAACACTGATAATAAGAAGCACAATCAACATCTCAATAAAAGAAACTAAAAACACTCATATTTTAATAGGTTGAAAATAACAAAGACGGTCAGTTTAGACCGCCTTTGTTTATGAAAAAAACACCCGAAAAAATTCGGGTGCAATGTAAAATAAATAAGTACCTCAAAGAGATACTTTTATTATAACACAATTACTTAAATAAGCTCAAGAGCGATTTTTTCAAGCTCTGGTCCAATTTCTGAGAAAGTTGTATTAAGGTTTGCAATATTATTAGCCCAATTCATGATATTTTGCAAATACATATCTAATGTTTCTTCCATTCCAAAATAATACATCTCTTTATTAAGCTTACGATATTCCAAATATTCCACGATTGTTTCAGCTGGTACAACTACGATTTTGTTATTGAATTTGATTGTTTTCATTTTAGTTACCTCTTTTGTTCTTTATTTATTTTACATATACATTGTACTATATATACTACACTTTGTCAAGAACTTTTTTAAAATTTTTTTAAATTTTCTTCAATTAGTTCTTGTAATTCAAGCAAATCTTCTTTTGTGGCATGGTTACGAATAAAACCACGAGCTGTTGACCGTTTAGTCATATAATTTCTGTGCTCTCGATTTTTTTCGTTCCATTTTTTATTAGCTCTTTGACGAGCTGTTAATTCGTCTGTCATTGTTCCCCTCTCAAAAAATGCTGTTCATTGCTTCCATTTCTTCCAAAACATCAGCGGTGTTTTCAAAACTGTATTCTTCATCTTCCCCCACCGCTTCACCTTCGTAAAGATAATCTCGGATTGGTCTGTAGTCTGTGTCATCTCTGTGATAGCGAATAACTACGATTTTATCACCAACATCACCAGTTGCTACGTCTGTTTTTAACTCTGCTAAAAGTTCAGTATAATCATACGAAAAACCAAAAAATCCGTTCTTGAATTGTTGCCAATTATATGCCATGTTGTTTTCTCCTTTATATAAAAACGGTCATAAAGACCGCCTATTTTAATCTTCTACTTGTTCAAATTCTTGATAATAAGCCATGCCATCAATGCCACGGATAACTTGCTCAAATTGTTCATCAGTCAATTTGCTAAAGATTTCTTCATGCCAATCAATGTCATCAAGTTGTTTTTCAAAACTTGCTATTTTTTCATCGTCATCTTCTTCAATAGCATCTTGATATTCATCACGAAGAGCTTCAAGTTTATCTGAATAATAGCAAAGCTCGTTATAAGCTTGACTATCAATATTCCAATAACCTTCACAAATCCCTTTGTCAATCATTGTTTCTAGCAAATCTTCATAGTCGTTTGCGATAATTTCTTTTTTCCAAGCACCGTTTGTTGATTTTCCGTTCCATTTAATCATTTTGATTTACCTCTTTTGTTTTATTTATCTTACAATTATATTGTACTATATATACTACACTTTGTCAAGAACTTTTTTGAATTTTTTTAATTATTTTTTATCATCAGATATAACAAAGTATGCAATTAAAATTGTGATTATCAAATCAATTGTATTTAATACGTCAAATCCTTGTAATACTGATAAGATAGCATGTAATACCAATAGGATAATAATTAAAAGTTTAAACTGTTTCATTGATTTTTACCTTAAAACTTGATATACTAACAACAAAGCCAAGATGTGGAGCTGTCACCTCCACACTTAGCAAACTGATTATTTACGGAGAAGAGATTTAACAATTTCTAAAATCGTTTTGAGAATTTCAAATTTGATTAAAAGAATTGCTAACTCTTCTTTTTTGTTGTTCTTGTTTTCCAAGTTTTTAACTCCTTTCTTTAATTTTCTTGTCTAAGATTGCCTCCCTCAACCTTACATATATATTATAGTATATATACTACATTATGTCAACCCTTTTTATAAACTTTTTTGATATTTTTTAAAATTTTTCGTCCGTTAAAACGGACTTTTCTTGTTTTTGCGGTTATAACGGCATTAAAAAAGAGCTAGCTTTTGCTAGCCCAAAACGTCATTTCTCTTTAACGTGCGCTCGTCAGCCCACTATCCGCCGGATATTATAAGTAAGACCTCTCAACTACTTATGTATCTATTATACCATAAATGTGCATGACTGCCAATTTTGTTGACGTCAACAAAATTAAAAAAAGCCCCTAACCACAAGGGCTAGGGGTGTTAAAGTGTAACTATTTTATTATACCATCACTTGTAATAATTGACTAAATCGTCCTTATCACGGCAAGAAAGCCAGACTGTGCCGAACTGACCGAACTCAAATTTACGCCAGTAGTAACCGCCGTAGTATCCACCCTCACCAGTATCGGCAATATGGGCTTCGTCAAGCTCAAAGCTAAAGTACATACCAGCTTTAAAACCTTTATCTGCTCCGTCACGTACGTTATTACCGTTTTCATCAACCCAGTTGACTAAACCAACAGGAATCCCATTATCCGTCCAATCAAAGCCGACAGGAGCTAAGTAGTCACATTTAATTTGATAGATACCATTTACAAACGCTACTTGGTTAGCTAGATAATAAGCTTTGCTGTCTGGTTTACGACCGCCAGAAACAACTGTGTTAGGCTGTGTAGCGGTTGACCCACTAAAACGCCAAGCTTCCACATAAGCTGGTCTAGAGCTGTTGTAATAGCTATCCCAGTTATGACTTGATACCGCTGTACCTGCTTGTCCGCCAGTTGAATAATCTACGCTGATGAACGTGTTTGCATCCTCTAACACACCAACATGACCGCCAGCACCGCCAGATTGCGACATATCAGCGCCCCATGACATCATGACAATGTCCCCACGTTGTCCGTTCCAATCTGTGTTTTTAGACACACGATAGAAGCCGTTTTTAGCTAATTGTGAGCCTAAAGTTACTGTTGACGGTAAACCAATGATATTTACTCCTGCTTCTTTCAAAGCTTGTGAGATTGACCCTGAACAGTCCGCTGTACCGTCTGAACCGTTTCGACTTCCATACATTGAATAAGTGAGTTTTCCTCGACGACTTTCAAACCAATTAATTAAAACATCTGTATTCATATTATTTTTCTCCTTTCCAGTTGTCATTCATTTCTCTAACTGCTGATTCGATAAACATTTCTAGCTGACTATCTGTCAAATAAATATTGTATTGCTCTAACGCTTTCTTGACTTTCGTTTTAGCAGCAGTTAGCTTCTGCTCACTATCTGTGTATTCGTCTGTAATCTGTTCTACTGCATTAACAGCATTCTTTGCTACGATTTCGACGATACGCAAAGCTTTTTCTCCGCCCTCTTTAAAAAGGTAGTCCTTTACTGTTTTTACGATAAAACCAGCTAAGCCAGTCAAAATAAGCATAATACCTTGTAAAATTACATCATTCATTTTCTTACTCCTTTAAAACATCTGTGTATTTCTAACAACATCTTCTAAATCGTCCACTTTCTCTTGCAAAACTGATATGTCTTTGCGAGTTTCGGATGAAAGATTGTTAACGGCTTCTGTCAATCTAGCCATTTGTTGTTGATTTTCGGTAGCAATCCGATTGTTGGAAGCTAACAGCTCCTTGTTAGTTTCTTGGAAACCGGTCACTAGCTTCTTGATGACCCAAGTCATAGCTGAAACTAACAATAAGATGACAAGGATAATAGCTGTCGCTAAAATCCCGCCAACCTTATCAATCGTCCAAGTTGCCCTCATGGCTTCATGGATAACATCTTGTCCCACCATAAGCCCCTCTACTTTCTAAGCTTATTCAGCGGTTTCTTTCGTCAACTCTACCAAAAGCTCGTCATCTTCGACCATAAGAGCGATTTGCGCTTTGACTTTTGGTTTAAGTACTTTTGGCACTTTTGAGTATTGATAGTTTCCTGAAATAATATTAATTGCATAAAGTTTAATCATCATGTCTGTTCCTCTTTCTATTTCGTCTTTAATTTTGTGTAGTAGTTTCATCAGTCAGCACTCCTTTGTCGTAAAGCTGAGTGACAACGTCTAATAAAGTAGCTTGTGCTACTTCCGAATTCTCTTTGTAGCTTGCGAGCTCTTTTGTGATTTCATTGAATTTCTCATTTTCGTACTTATCACGGAAATTCTCTTGATAAATAACATCTTTAGCCAAATTTTCCAGCTCATCATTCGACAAGCTGATTTTGTCAGCCGGCAACACGACAGGATAAAAAGCGCCCTCGTCATTTGTCAAAGTTACTTTCGTACCTGTCACCGTGCCATCGACCGCAAACTCTTGCGATTTTGAACTAAATTTTAGTTTCATAACATGTCCTTTCTATGTTGGGAATGGGTCTGTGGTTACCCAAGAAACCGAAGCGCCAAACCAAAGCGGGCTATCACTTAATTTAATACGTCCACTAATAGAGCCGTCTGGCTTATATGCAAGGTGAACATAGCTACCGTTAAATAGTGTTGCGCCAGTACCACCTCCACCTTCACCTATACAATGGATAATTGCTTGGCTAACTGGTCGCCAGCCAACTGGTATAGTCTCACTAGCTTTTCCATTCCAGTTAGTATTTGAGCTATGCACATAATCCATTGTGGCTGTAACAATATTTCCTGAACGAACAACAGCTATTCCGAAACCGTACGGACCAGGTAAAGTAGTGCTGTACACTTTAGTCTGATTGACCGCTGTGAATTCTGCTACTGTGTTTTGGATTGCGTAGTATTGCCAAGGTTTCCAAACATTATTAGCTTGAACACGAAAAGCGGAAACAACACCATCGAAATCAATTGCTTCTTGCAAAATCCAACCGTTATTATTTGTATGCTTTGTCACACGGATATAAGCCCAGCTATGGGTGCTTCCAGCAGGTCTATTTACAAGGTTAGACCCGTTATAAATTCCAGGCTCTGTAACATTGTTTAAGTTAGTACCGCTTGTGAGTAAAATAGCTGTACCATTATTCGCTGTTAACTGATAGTGTTGAATATCTTTGTTTTTGTATTTAAACACCCAATCACTGTCAACAGCGTTGGTATTTTCTGGGTATTTCCCAAAACTTACGGCTGTTTCAGCCATACCCATCACCATTTTTTCTGGTGAAACGGGTGGCGCTTTAACCGTACCTGAACTTGTCAAGGCATCTTCAAGCACGCCGTAAACTTCGTAAGATTTGCCAACATCAAACGTTCCGCTAAGTGTTGCTTTTGAGTTAGTCAGCGTATTAGTGACTTTATCGTTAACTCCTGCGCCAGTATCAGCCGTATAAGTAGTTGAGCCAAATGGTGCTGTCTTAAAGCTAAGTTTAAAGCTATTCTTTTGCACGTTGCCAATGATAAGTGGTGCTATCTTAGCTGTGCGAGTAACAACAATCCTATCCGATGATTGGTCTGTATCGCCACGAACGGCGGTAAAGGTCAGCGTTGGTAAGAAATACTCTAAGACTGTGATGTCAGTAGTAATAGCGTCGCTAGAACGTCCACGACTATCAGTAACCCAAGCCTTAACTTGTGCTGAACCATTCCACTTCATCAAGCCTAAATTGCCGTTGTTGGCGTTGGTAGATTGGTTTTTATTGACAATTTCAGCGTGATAGCCTGTGATTGTAGAACCTTGCACACCAGTAGCGCTGTTAAATGCTACTTTAATGTCTGACACAATTTCAGCGAACGTGTTAGCTGTATTTAGCAGATTTTTAACCGCTGTATTGCTATCTGTTAGCGTTATACTACCAAGCGTTGGTTTGACGCTGTCTGGGACATTCAAGGTTAAAATACAATTGGTTTGACCGATTTTAGTAGAGCCACTATAAGTCTCTAGAACAATTTGACCCCAATCGCTTGTCCTATTTGGCATAGCTGTCGCAAGACTTAAAGGAGGTGTCCATGAGCACGACGTACCAACACCAGTCGCAATAGTTCCAGATAGTTTCCCAAACTCATACTTGAGATTGTGGGTATAGCTACTGTCTTTACGACTAATATTGAGTGTCATTGCGCTTCCGAGTGTACCAGTTACGTCGCTGATTGTACTAGCTCGCTTAATCTGTGGAAGTGGTATAGATAAACTAACAGTAGCCGAACCGTAACCGCCTACGTTAATATCAACTTTAAAACTAATGTTAACTGTCTTATTTCCGTTTCCATCATGACTAACGACGTAATCTTTACCAAAAATAAGTAGAGATGAATTAGTGCCAATATTGACACTAGCATTAACAATTTCACCGACACCATCGACATGAATTGTCATTGGTGCAGTGACACCAGTTACAGAAGCATAGCCATTGGTACGCAAGCGAGCTTGTAGATTAACTGTTGACCTATTATTGACTGTGTCTTGTCTGTTCCAATCAGACCAGACCTCTAACGTCATATTATGTCCGTATTGCCCACTAAATTGAGCTGTTGCCATAAGTCCTCCTTTCGCTATTTAACAAAGTATGTCGCATTGACATACTCATTCTTTGGATGAGCACGAGTGATATAATGTCCCAATTGCAAAGATAGTGTAAATACACCATTATCAATGTGGAGCATTCTTTGACTAATATAAGCCACTTCTGAACCACCACTTTGAAATGAAATGCGGTCTGGTGTGACAACGACTTTAGTCGTACTCTCATTCGCACCAATAACCATTCCACCGTTTCCTTGCGTAATGTACGTGTCCATGAACTGCAACTTTTGGGAATATTCCATAATCGGCTCAATGTCTTTGACACGTTCTTCAATAGCTTTTGTTATCTCAATAATCTTCTGACGACCGTCTGAATCTTCTTGTTTAAGATTGTTGATAAACGTTTCAAGCTCTGACACTTGCTCCAAAGTAGCTTTCGCTTTCAGCTCAACTTCCATCTGCAATCGCTTAGCTTCTAGCGCATTGAGTTGCTCTTGCGTGAGTGCGCTGTCTGCCTTGCTGTCGATTTGCTCTTGGGTGTCTTCGGGAGCAGCCGACCAATCGCTTGGCAAATTGCCAGTTGTTAATTTCGGCTTATAAAATGCCAAGTAAGTACCTGTTGTGCGAAAAAGCAAAATGTTATGTAAGTCATACCAATCAAACGCTCTAAGTGCTGTATTTTCTAAATTCCACGTATACGTTGACCATACTTGATAAGTGTGCTCCCCAACTTTCTTAATGTAAGCTTTTTGCTGATTATGACCACTATATGTAAACCAAGAACATTGTGCTTGCCCATTTGGATTAAATGTCGCATCTGTGTCAATCATGATTGATTGTGTGTAAGTCATCCCTTTTATTGGTTTAAAATCAAAGAACTTTCCATTTTGTGGTAATATCTCAGAATGGATAGCTCGATTAACGCCAGAAACCGAAAAATCTAAAATGGATTGTTTTTTAGTTTCGTTCCAAGTTGTATTTGTGATTCCATAGCCCATAACAAAAGCTGAACCAGTACCTTTAATGAGATTAACTGTTCCAATCTGCACATTCGCCAGCCTATCCACCCAAGTGTATTTCTTGTAGTCGGTGCTGTTAGCTTCTGTGTAGTCGCTGTAGTAGCCCATATATTGCTGATTCTTGTCGGTAAAACTAAGGTTAGTACCTTTATTATCATCAGCGTAAGCCATATGGAAATAAGACGTTTTTCCATCAGCTCCCGGTGCGCCGGGCAATCCTTGGTCGCCTTTCCACTTAGACCACTTGTATTTGGTCGGGTCATTGCTGTTGGCAGCATTAAAATCTTGGTACATGCCCCAGTAAGCTTTGGTGTTATCTGTCAGACTAAAA